GTTTTATTTTTCTCTATGCGCGCGCTCTGACCGACTAATACACGGCGTCTAACGCCAACAATGGAGGGCACATGAGGTGGTGGAAGCACAAGCGCAGGCCGCTGCCAAGCGCAGTCGTCCCATGGGGCGGGCTTGAATGGGTGCTGGCTGGGCGGCTGTTCCGGCCGCTTGAGACAGACCGTGGTCTGTGGGTCTGCACCACAGACCGGCCGGAGCCGGATCCCTACTTCATCACCATCGATGCGTGTGCGACCTACGGTCGTCTTGTCTGGTGACCGCAGAAAGCTGCGACGTGATGGTTCGATGACGAGCCATCTTCACCACCGTTACGACCCGCACGGAACCGGAGGGCGGGTCACGACGGGACGTCTCAACGTCGCTAGGATCCGTCTGACATTGCATAGATCGTGCCACTAGGCGGCCGATGTAGGTACAAAGCCAAGTATGCACGGAATGCTATAGCCACGTGCATACGCCGAATATCAGGAGGTAGTCATGAACGACCGAACCCGGATCCTCTTCACGGGAGGGCTGTCGCCGACCGACGCGCACGCTGCGACAGCTAGAGCCTGTGCCGCCTTCATGGAAGCCGGCCCTGACCGGACGGCTGTGTGGCGAGGGCCTGGCGTCACCGTCTCGGCGACACTGCTGCGGGGTGCTCTGACGGTGCGGCTACACAGCACGCTGGGCGACGAGAACGAGGCTGGCGTATCTGCGCGTTAGGATGAACCCCTAGGAGGTCCCATGCCAGACCGCGACCCAACACACGTGCCTGCGCCCCGGACCGTTGTGGGCAGGGGCTCCGACACCAAGACCTTCCAGCGTCAGGCCGTGCAGCAAGCGAACAGCCGCACGGATGACTTGGTTGACGTCGTGGTGGGGCAAGCGCAGACGAGCGCGAGCAACGCGTGGAAGGTCTCGCGGTGGCTTGGCACGCTGCTAGCCGTGTCGATGGTCGGGAACATCCTGCTTGTAGCGCTGGTACTCAATCGCAACGCGGCGTTCGAGTTCATGGGCATCAAGGCATCGTCTGGGGCATCCCATGAGACACCGGACGGCCAATAGCGCCGTTTCTGCCTGTCGACCGAGCGCGTTATGGTACTGCAAGATTGGGCCAGCCGGGCGCCTCCTTGGTCGTAGATGCCCGGCTGGCCCGGCCTACTGTGGACGTATAGCCCATAGCGTGCGATAAGTGTGGCGAGGTGCCCATGCCAGGAATCTACTCTTCGCCGTTCACGCTTCCTCCACCTCTGGCCGCTGCGATGGGTCGCGATGGTGGCATCATCACGGTGCACAAGTTCGGTCGCTCCGAGGCTGTAGGCACGACCGAGGGCGTCATCATCAACGGCACGGCCCCGGCCCCGTTCCTGACGGCAGCGGCCACGGTGCGGGTTGCCTCTGGCGGCAACGCTGCGGACACGGCGGCTGGCGCTGGCGCTCGTGAGGTCACGTTCTCCGGGCTCGACGCGACCGGCGCGATGGTGAGCGAGGCTGTACCCACCGCTGGCACGAGCGCATCGGCATCAACGACCACCGAGTTCATACGGATGCCCCGCGTGTACGTGTCATCTGCGGGCGCCTATGCGACTCCGTACAACACGGGCGACATGAAGATCGAGACAACGGCTGGCGTTGAGCTCGTCACAATCCCCGCAGAACGAGGGCAGAGCCAGATTGGCTTTTACACCATCCCGCTTGGGTACACGGGCTACTTGGCGGAAGCTGGCGGCAGGGTGGAGTCAGGCAAGGCGGCGACGGTCCGTTTGTACCAGCGCCAGAACATCCTAGACACCACCGTGCCCGTGAACGCGCGGCGGCTGGTGCAAGAGTGGCCCGGAGTGTCCGGCGACACGTTCGGTGGGACCCACTCAACCTGGGAGCGATACCCGGCGCTTACGGACATCATCATGACGGGTGAGACGACGTCAGGCACGACCCGCGTGAATGTCGAGTTTGAATTGTATCTCGTGCCAGACAGCTACTAGACCCTGACGAGCGGTTCAAAGTCGTACTTCACGACCGCGCTGGTGGTTGCGCTCCACACGTTGACCTTCGCGATGCCGCCCGATGGGATGCTCGTGATGTACACCGTGTAGCCCTGTGACGCCGGGATTTCCCAGCCGAGCACGGCGGTGTTGTCGGTCTCGTCTGCGGTGGCGTCATCCTTGTTGATGATGAGCGCAGAGGTGCTGTACAGGTTGAGGGCGCCGGTCTTGTGCACCTCGATGAGCCGAGTTTCGTACGCGGTGGAACTCAGGGTGTTTGACCCCATGCCAAACTCGGTGATGGGTAGTGCCGCCATAGGCGCCTCCTTGGTTGCCCGCATCCTAACGCGATGGCGTGTTACTCGCCCATAGGAGGCGGACGCATGGGCTCGAATTGGTCGCAGGACGTTCGGGACAGAGCGGTAGCGGACCTGGCCAGCGGCATGACCGTGCCAGCCGTGTCTAAAGCCTACGGTGTGCCCGTTGGAACGCTGCGCGGCTGGAAGCGCAAAGACCGTCCTAGGACCAAGGCGCCCGTCGTGGACATGAGCGGGGCGCCCGTCACCGATGACCCTGTCAGCCTGATGTTGCTGGCGATGACCAGCGACAACCCCGAAGAGGCGATCAAGGCGCAGATGCGCGCGCTGCTCATCGAGAAGATGCAGGCAACGGAGATTGGACAATTTGGAGCTGCGGCTACCATGCAGTCGCACATCGCGAAGCTGCGTGAAGAGTTGCGAGCTCACCGAGCCGAGAAGCCGGTAGCGGACCCGCTCGACATTCCAGAGGACGAGTACATCGACGGCCTGCACAAGCTGGCTCTTGAGATGCCCACGCCGTACCTGGAGGTGCTTGTTGAAGTATACCTGGAAAGAATGGGCGTTACGCTGGTGGAGGCGAGCCGTGCTGGCCGCTAGCCCGCTGCTCACATCGTCCGTGCAGAGGCACCGGCGCCACCTGCTCAAGCAACGGCGCTGGACACAGCCGCAGACCGAGTACCTGTCGCTGACGCAACGGCTGGCGCTGTGGCTGGCTGCGAACCAGGTTGGCAAGTCGGAAGGGCTGGCGGCTGACATCACGTGGACCGCTCGAGGTGACCACCCGTACCGCCCGGTGCGACCGCACGGCCCGGGGCCGGTCAAGATCGGAGTCATCTCGTACAGCGACAGTCAGATCCGCCCGCTGATGTGGAAGATCTGGCAACTGCTCGACAAGACCGAGGTCGACCCGAAGCTGTCGTGCACGGAGGGCGGCGGGCTCAAGGGCTACAAGCAGCCGCACATCCGCTTCACGTCGGGGCCCGGGGAAGGGAGTGAGATCTACTTCTTCACGTACAAGCAAGGCAGCGAGGCCATCGCCGGCTTCACCTTCGACGCGGTCTTCGCGGATGAGCCGTTGCCCGAACACATCTTCGGTGAACTCGCACCGCGCCTGCTGCGCCGACAAGGCACGTTCCGCCTCACGATGACGACCACGCCAGACGCAGCGGACATGCGCTGGCTGCGCGCCATCTTGGAGGAAGACAAGAAGAGCGATGAGCCAACATGGGGCTTCTTGCAGACGGGGATCAGCGAAGAGAACATGACGCCCACGACCGGGCTGGTGCGGCGTCCATTCCTGACGCAAGAGCAGATCGACAAGAGCCTACAGAGTTACCTGCCCGACGAGTTGCCGCAGCGGCGCGACGGCGCATGGGAAGGCGTCAGCACAGGGCGCTGGCTCATCAACTACGGCGACGCGTGCAAGATCACCGGCGGACCGGTCGGCAGCGTCTACCACATCGTAGGCATCGACCACGGTGCAGGGTCCGGCCGTCAGTGCGCCTCGCTCATCGCTTACGAGCAGAGCACGAACCGTATCTGGGTGCTCGACGAGTACAGAGCCACGGACCGCTCGAGCATCCGTGAGGACGCGGAGGCCATCCTTGCCATGCTCGAGCGCAACCGCGTGGAGTGGTGGCAGGTTGACCACTGGGTCGGCGACCGAGCGCATGGCGGCGACCGGTTCGGCAACGCGAAGAGCAACCGCGAGATGTTGTTCAGCTTCGCAGACCAGCTAGGCGTGCCGACGTCCGACCTGCAACGCCGGGGCCTGTCGTTCAAGACGCCCAAGAAGGGGCCCGGCTCGATGCGGCACGGGTTCCGTGTGATGAACTCGATGTTCATCGAAGGGCAGCTAGTGGTGCACGAGCGGTGCCACGACTTCGACGATGCGGCGCGCAACTGGGCTGGAGTGCTACAGGACCCACGGAAAGACATGCTAGACGCGGTACGGTATGCTGTCGAGCGTGCACACAGCGAGAACCTTGTGCGGCGTGTTATCCGTGAGGCAGGCCCGGCCCCACATATCACGTGAGGACTGTCATGGACAGCAAGACGAGACGACGGAAGATCGAATCTGCGCGTCGATTGATGCGGGAGTCACCGAACGAGCACGAACGCGAGGCTGCCCGCCGCGCTGTGGCAACGCTGGAGGGGCGGCCGTCAACCCCAGCGCCACGCGGCGTCATGACCTTGAGTGGCGCCCTTGATCGCATCATGGCGAACAAGCCTGTGGACCAGCTCTACATGGTGTGCCTAGACAGGACAGCCGCGGATTCGCTGGCGTCCGCGCTGATGAGTGCGCGGTACACCCGGAGTTGGTCGCGCGACACGTACGAACCGCCACCCAGAATGATCGAGGCCAGCGCATGACGACACACAGCCAAGACGTGCGGCCCATTCCATACGGCGGAGGCGAGTGGGGCGCCGATGCCACACGATGGCGGCTGGGCGCTGAGCGGTTCCGCATGATCACCGGGCAGTGGCATGACGACTTGGATGCGGCGCTCGTGACGCAGCACGGCGCGGTCGGTCGCTCCGAACTCGGGCCCGGCTCGATCGCTATGTGTCTCATCCGCAACGTGTGTGAAGAGCTGTCGGTCTTGTACGTCGACCCGCCCACGGTGACGACCACGACGGATAGCGATGTGTCGGACCTGGTTGGGCCCTATGGCTACCTAGAAGACGCGCAGACGTGGAACCAGGGCACGTACCTGCAGCAAGTCACGTTGGCAGAGCGTGAGGGGCTGAAGTTCCTGATGTGGCAGGACGGTCAACTCGTGACGGAGACCGTGGAGCCGCACAAGGTGGTGTGCCGTCCGCTTCCGATGCGGCCGACCAAGCTGGGCATGGTGCGCCGGTGCAAGTGGCTGTGGTCGCACGAGACGACGTACCAGCACCAGGGTGACGGCGTGTGGGTCTGGGAGGTGTGGGACATCCGCACTGAGCCCCGCTACGCCATCCACGTGCACGAGCCAACGGCTATGGAAAACCTGGGGACAGACATCACCGGCCAACTTGTCGGGTTCGATGCCCCAGAGGGCTACCCGTGGGTATGGACGCAGGGCGACAAGGCGGGCGAACCCTTCCTGCCTTGGACGCTGTACCATGCCGAACTCGCCACTACGCTGTGGGACCCTACCCGCTGGGCGGAACTCGTCGACGGCACCAAAGACACCGGCGTGCTGCTCACCCAGTTCTTGCACCTCATGCTCCGCGCTGCGCACACGGCGAAGTGGAGCATTGGCGTGCGTCAGGTCGGCTCGAAGGCGAGCGACGGGGCACGCCGCACCGAGGGTGGTATGACGGTGCTGCACGAGTTCCTAGACATCGACGACACGGGTGGCAGCCCCGGACGGCTTGGCGAGTGGAAGCCGGCGGCTAGCCCGTCCGAGTACATGACGGCCATCCAGAAGTTCATCACGCTCATCGCCAGCGTGGCAGGCATCGACGCGTCCCACATCGTGCGCGAGTCTGCGGACGCATGGAGCGGCGCGGCACTGACGGTTGACCGTGAGGGCAAGCGTGAGGCGCAGAAGGTCTACGGCGCCCGCTTCCGTGCGGCTGACGAGGAGATGGTAGCCAAGTGTGCAGCGCTGGTGAACATCAACACGGATTCAGCGCTGCCAGAGTCCGGCTACCGCGTCAGCTACAAGGCGCTCCCGCTCTCCCCCGAAGAGGAAGAGATCCGACGCGTGCACGCGAAGGAGATGGTGGCCGACGGGCGGTGGTCCGAGATCGACGCGCACAAGTACATGCGTCCGGGCATGACGCGTGAAGAGGCTATCCTAGACATGCGGCGTATAGTCGCAGACGCGGCGCTCGTGGCCGCGCCAGCCAAGACAGAGGAGGACGACAATGTCTGAAGAGACCGACCATGGAGACAGGCCCATCCCGCTTCGGCGGGTCGAGAAGATTATCAGTGAGCGCGAGGGGCTGCGGGAGCAACTGAAGGCACGCGACCTTGAAATCGCATCTCTCAAGGAGCGGTACAAGGATGTCGACAAGACGATAAAGCACTCCGCGAAGTTGGAGGCAGACCTTGCGGCCCTGCGTTCGGCGTCCAGCCTGCGCGACCAGCACGACGCGCTGCGCGATGCTGGCATCAACGACAAGAACGGGCGCGACTACCTGCTGATGCAGACGCCGGAGGGCAAGTCACCGGCCGACTACCTCACGGAACTACGCGCGGCGGAGTCCATCGAGAACAGCGTGCTTGCTTCGATCGTGAAGACGGAAGCGGCCGGCCCTTCAGCGCCAGCCGCACCGCGTACGCCCGGTGCATCGCCAGGGGCCGGCCCACGCGCGACCAGTCGCACCACGAAGGACTGGGACAACCTGCTAGCGACCGGCAGCGCTGAAGAGCTGTCGGCAGCGTTGCCGGAGATCCGCGCAGCCAACCCCGTGCTAGCAGGCCACGTCGAGGCCGCAATTGCAGTGCTAACGCCAGCGGGCTAGACTGCTTTCAGCCATCGAGCCTCACCCTCGTAAATCTGTGTCGGCTGATTCGTCAACCTGCACAGTAGAGGGCTCTCATGGCCAACGAAATCTACACCACAGACTCCGGTCTCGGCGCTGCCGTACTCGGCGGAACTCTTGCCCGGCGCATCGCCCTTGCCAAACTCGGCGACCGCGAGAGCGTCCGCAACCACCCCGCGCTGGTCAACCTGTCCGGCGAGGACTTCGCGGGCGGCGTTGCCAAGAAGGGCGCGTTGCACGGCTTTGGTCTCGACGCCATGGCCAGCCGCACCGAGATTCAGGCGATTGCCAACACGGCGCCCGGCTCGGCCACCTACACGGTCACCCCCGGCCGCTACGGCCTGCGGTACGAGACCTCCGACTGGGAGCGCACCGTCGACCCGACCGGCATCACCGACCCGGTCGCGATCGCGCAGTGGTTCCCCGTGTCCTACGGCATCACGCTGACCACGCTCATCGCGCAGGACGGCGACGGCCTGACCAACGTGGGCACGACCACCGTCAACTTCAGCCACGACACCTGGTTGCTCGGTCAGTTCGCGCTGCAAGCGGCTGGTGTGACCGGTCCGTTCCTGGCGGTCATGAGCGGCAACAGCTTTACGAACTGGCAGGGCGACCTCGAGCAGCGTGGCGGCGTGACCCAGTGGCGCCCAGCGACCGAGGCCATGCAGATGCTTCGCGGCCCCGGCTTCCAAGGCACGTACAACAACGTCGATGTGTTCCTGTCCAGCTACGTGCAGACCATCAACAGCGGCGCCGACGATGCCAACTTCATCTTCGGTCGCGGTTGCCTCGGCTTCGAGGAGGTCCGCATGGCGCGTGCCGCCGCGTCGCAGAACGTGCTCCTTGACCTCGGCTTCTTGCGAGTCGGCGAAGAGCACAGCGAGGCTACCGGCCTGACCAGCGTCACCGGCACCGTCAACGTCGGCACCGTGGTCATGGAAGCTGGGCGCGGTCGCGCGTTCTCCGGCGCCGTCTAGGACTTATGAGGGGCCCCGCATCCGTGGGGCCCAACCCTAAGAGGAGGTTCCACCATGCCCGTAGAGAGGCAATCGTTCAAGGGTCAGACGTTCGCGCCTGACGCGACCAAAGCCCCGCGACTAGCCGTCATGGCTGCGCTGGACTTCGAGTTCATGGCAAGCCCGACCCGGTACGACGTGTTCGAGGTGGAGCCCGACAAGTTTGAGATCTTGCCAGTGCTCCGTACGGTGCGATGGGAAGGCGGACACAACGGCATCAAGCCGTACAAGAACCCGCCGCGCCCCGGTGTGACCGGCAACGCTATGCCCTACATCGCGACGCAGGTGCAGGACGGATTCGTGCACGTGCCCAGCAACATCGAGGTCACGGCCTTCGGTGAGAAGCGCGAGGGCTACACACACGGGTTCCAGACGCTTAACGGCGACTGGCACTTCACGGACGTCTGGCGCCGTCCCTACATGGTGGGTGGCGAGGTGTCGTGGGACCGTGACCATGCTGGGTACATGGCCTTCCTGCGCTCTGTCGCGAAGCTGCTCGGGCCCATCGACGACGGTGTAAAGAAGGCGCTGGAGCGGAAGATCCGCGACACGCTTGCACGCCGCAAGAAGCGGGACCCAGACAGCGAAGACGTGGATACGTTGACGGCGATGCAGGTTGCATTCGCCAAACCGAAGCGTGTCCGCAAACCACGGGTACAAGCTGATGCGTGATGAGGCCGCCCATCGCGAACTCATGCGCCAGCTCGGTGTACCTGCCCGGCTCACCGCCCCCGCCACCGACCGCCCCCCGGTCCCCTCCTCTGTGGGGAGCGGTGAGCTTTCCGGGGTCCGTGCAGTCATGGACAACATGAGACGCAACGGCGAATCTCGGGCACAGGTCCAGAGTGTAGCCAACCGATACGACCGGCTCGTCCGAGAGGGCAAAGAGCCACCGCCCAAGGGATAAGTCATGGCACTCGTCAAGACCGTGGTTGCACCGCGCCTGGTTCAGTATTCATTCGTTGTGGGGTTCGCTGAACTCAACGCAGCCGCGACCACACAGGCGATCGTGCTCAAGGTGATGGGCGACGAGGACATGCAGGTCGTAGGATCCTCGTGGGAACTCATCATCCCGTTCGCTGATGCGGGGTCGATCTCCGCAGTGGGCGTCACAGTTGGCGACGGATCCGACGTAGACGCGTACGGCGCCATCGCTGACGTGTTCACCACGGCGGGCACGTACGCTGGCGCTGGTGCTGCTCTCGGCACGAAGGCTGCTGGCGTGAGCCTGACCGCCACGTTCACCGCCACAGGCGCCAACTTCGGAGACGGCGCGACGTCCGACCTCGATGCCGGTAGCGTCTGCTTCACCGTGCTGGTGTTGCGCCACCTCAAGGTCAGCTAATGCCAGTCGTCCGCACCATCTACCGCCCAGCAGTCGACACCCACGACGAGGTGTCTCTTACGGCTGGCGGGACGCTCTGCTACCCCGTGCGCGACTCGGCTGATGCTGTGGTTGCCGCTACGGAGACGGGTTCGAGCATGGTGGTGTTGGACGCTGCGGGCAAGGTGCTCATCACCAAGGCGGTGACCACGAGCGCCACACTGACCGCTACGGCTGCGCTGACGCCCGCCGAGATGGCAGCGGCCGGCCTGACGTACGGCTATTGCTACCGCACGCGCTGGACGCTGGTGCTGGCCACCGACACCGAGGTCTTCGACAACCTGCTAGGCATCGTGCGGGTCCCGTTCCCGTACAGCCCGCTGCGGGTGGCAGACCTCACCGACCTACACCACGGGCTGAGCACGTGGATTGAGGGCTCCGGCGCTACGCTGGGCTCGTGGATTGATCGTGGGTGGCAGAAGTGTACGCGCTGGCTGCGCCTGCAAGAGCACCGGCCATCGGCGATCATCTCGCCTGCCGACGTCAAGGACCTGGCGTCAGCATGGACGCTCGAGTTGATCATGCTCGACCTGTCCACCGGGCGCACGGACTCCCCGTTCATGGTCATGGCGGAGCACTACGTCAGCGAGCGCAAGGCCGCGCAGGCGTCGCTCGTGTTCACCGCCGACGTGGACCAAGACGACACGGTCGACGGCGACCAAGCGGGCACCCCGCCGTTCTTCATGAGCCGCGTGGGCGGCTACCGCTATCGGACGCTCTGATGGCAGACTTCCAGACACCTGGGCAGGTACGTCAGGCGCTCACCACCCGCTTGGCGGCGCTCGCGCCTCTGGCCAGCTACCGACAGCTACCGGCTGCGGACGCTGCATGGCGGGAGGTCTACGGCATCGGCACGGACCGTCTGCCCAACGCGCCCAGCATCCGCTCTCACCTGTCGTTCTTCTTTGACGACAGCGACGGCGGGCGGGGCACAAACAGGCGCAACCAAGCCGAGGGCTACGCCATCGACGCGCCTATGGTGCTGCGGTTCCTGTTCCGCATTCGCCCAAACGACCAGCCCGACGACTGGGACGCATCCGGCACGGCTGCCCTGCACGCTGTGCAGGACCTCATGACATGGGCTGCCACGTCGGACGACGTGAACCTGTACCCGGACGACACGGACCTCATCCTGAGGTTCGCGGAAGATGAAGATCACTGGCTACTCGTGGAGGTGAACCTTCGGGTCACGTACACGATGGCGCTCACTCTGTAGGAGGGCACAATGGCCCCAGCACTCCAGAACGCCGGTATGGGCGCTCTCTCGTTTTCCGATGCGACCGGCACCCCGATCGTGGCCATCTTCACCCCGACCGAGGGCGACTTCAGCCTCTCCGGCTTGGAAGAGGGCGGCTACCAGACCGAGCTCGTGGCCAACCGAGGCGCATGGTACGAGCGCGTGAAGACCACCGAGAAGGAGTACAGCGGCAGCATCACCTTGCACATGGATGGCGACTTCACGGACGCCACGACCAAGCAGGTGCTTGACGCGGTGCTCAAGACGGGCGCATTCTCCGCAGGCGTCACCGACGAGGCCGGTGGTGTGACCTGGACGGGTGAGATGGCTTGGACCATCACCCGCAACTCTGTGGTCAACACGGCGACGCTCCCCCAGTGCCGCCTGTCGGCTGACCTGTCGGAATCGTTCCCGGTCAACAGCATCACCATCAACTTCACCTGCCCCGGCTCCAACTGCACCTTCACGACGGCGTGATAGCTTGAGTGCGGAGGTGTGATCGTGGCTGAAGAAATCATCAAGGGTGTTGCGTCGGTGAGTGCTGTGTCTTTGGACGGGGGTCTGCCCGCTGGCTACGCGTGGGACCCTAAGTACCTGCCGCACCACAAGGTGCCGGTCAAGATTGGCAGCGGTGCAGAGCGCCCCGTGCCGCGCGTGGAGGTGCCCGCCAAGCCCGTCGGGCTCACCCCGCTACAAGCCGAGGCTATCGACGCGCTAGCCGTTGCGCTCATGAGCGTTCAGGCCGCCGGCATGGGCATCACTGACGCTATGGAGCACGCGACCAGCCGCATGGCGCTTGCCACCACCAACGTACGCGAACTAGGCCCCGTTGAGCGGGCGTTCCTCACACTGGCGGTGACAAATGGGAATGCCCAAGAGTGAGGAGTTCTGGCGCCTATCTGGACGCACAGCCAACAAGGCGCAGAACCGCAACTGGCGGCGTGCCAAGGCTGCATGGTTCGGCGTTGACATCGGCCAGCCCGGACGGGTGCCACGCTTCCGCACCAAGCGGCGGTTCCGTGGTCCGCGCAGCACGCGGTCATGGATTGAGTTGGGCCCGGAGTTGTCTCGCCACACCGCAGACCTCATGGAGTCGGTAGCGCCTGCGCTGACCGAGGCGTTCGACGATGAGATGGCGCCCTTTGCCACGTCGGTGCTCAACGGCTTGCAAGAGCTGTCTGGGCTAGCCGAGTCGTCTGTGCAACTGACGTACCAGACGGACGGGCGCGGCACGTTCAAGGCGCAGGTCAAGATCGCGGCCCCCTACGCACTGTACATCCCCGGCTCACCGGGCAACAAGCTGGTGTTCAACAAGGCCAACGCGCTCGCTAGGCGCATTCGGGATCGTGCTCTCGATGAACTGGCAGAGGTGTAGGCATGGCCAAGACGACCATCATTATCGACGGGCCTGGCTACGACCTGCGCGAGTTCGCGCGGCAGCTACGCGCCATCCCGCCAATGAGCAAGCACGACAGCGATAGGTCCGTGGAACGGTTCCGGCGCGAACTGGCAAGGTCTAAGGCCCGCACCAAGGGTAGGGGGTAGGCATGGCCAAAAAAGACGTCGTACTCAACATCATCGCGAAGACAGATGAGTTCGAGCGCAAGCTACGTGAGACCGGGCGCTACACGGAGAAGCAAGCGCAGGTCATGGGCCGCAAGTGGGAGCGGGCGCTAGTCGACTCGCAGATCAAGGCCGGCAAGGCTGCGCAGAAGTCCGCTAGCACCGCGAAGATTGCATGGGGCTCCGCGCTGGGCGTGCTGTCCGCTGGCGCCATCAAGCAGGCTGCGGCCGAGTTGCTGGCGTTCACGCAGGACATGGCGGACTATCGCAACGAGATATCCGACGCTGCGGTCAGAACAGGTCTAGCCGCCGAGAGCATCGCGGGCCTGCGCCTCGCTGCGAAGGGGTCCGGCCTCGGACTGCAAGAGCTGAACGGCGCGCTGCTCAAGTTCAGCAAGATGGGCGGTGACGCGAACGAGAACCTAGACGACTTCCTCGTCAAGCTGGACACGTTTGAGACCGCGTCAGAAAAGGCGGCGTTTGCGTCCAAGACCCTCGGCGAAGAGACGGGCCCGAAGCTGCTGCAAGCGCTGGGCGGGTCCGGCGAGGCGCTCAAGAAGTTCACCGAGTTTGCCCGCGACTACGGAACCGATGTGGGGCCCAAGGCTTCCGACGAGGCGGGCCGATACCAACGCATGATGGCGGCTCTTGAAGAGCAACTGAAGGGCACAGCGGCCGAACTGGTCGGGTTCAACAACATCACCGACACGACGATCGCGACCATGACGGCGATCGGCGCTCTCGGTATCCGGGTGGCCGGGATCGTCGACACCATGGGCGAGTCCTTCCGGGTCGGAGCGCTCGGGTGGCAGTTGATCGGCACGACGGCATCGGCCGCCACTGCGCTGATGATGGGCAACGAGGAAGCCGCCCGGTCTGTCATGCGCGCCATGACGGAGTTCGGCAAGGCGCAGCAGGACCTTGTCACCGGGTCTCGGTTCACCGAGTTCGTAGAGACCGGAGACGCCGCGCTGAGCAGGTGGCGCGCGTCCATCAAGGGTGTGATTGAGACGTCCGCGACAGGCGGCGGAGGCGGTGGTCTTGAAGAGGTAGCCCAGGGCGTTGAGGCGATAGGCATCGGCGCGCAGTTCTCTGCGTCGGAGTTGGAGAAGCTGTTCGGCGCCGAGGCGAAGTGGCTGGCTGACAACAAGAAGCTGCGTGATGAGATCCGCGATGACGACGTCAAGCAGGATGAGGACTGGGCAGAGGCCGAAAAGAAGAGGAAGGAAGAGGAACTAGAACGCGAAAGGGCGTTGACGGCGGCAAAGTTCGACCTGGCCCACGCCTTCGCCGATGGCGCTGTTGCGATTACGAACGCGCTCACCGCCAAGACCATCGAGGGGCAGCGCCGCATTGCCATCGCCCAGAAGGCTGCGGCCCTGTTCTCCATCGGCGTCAGCACCGCCGAGGCCATCATGTCAGCGCTCACGCTGCCTCCGCCTGCGTCGTTCGTGGCGGCCGCGGCCGTTGGTGTGGCTGGCGCTGTGCAAGCCGGCATCGTGGCGTCCAAGCCCCTGCCGAAGCTGCACAACGGTGGCGAGGTCAACGCCACGCTCTTGCAGGGTGAGGGCGTCATCAACCGCCGCGCCATGCAGCAAATAGGCCCGCAAGCGCTGGACGCCATCAACAACGGAACGGGCGGCGTGCCGCAAGGCCCAGTGCAGGCCATGGTCGCGCTCAACGACAGGCTCGTGGACCGGCTGGGCGTTCGCATGATGCGCATGGACGGCGGGGCCTCACGCATGATGCGGGGCGGGGCGGTAGCAACGCGGGCGCCTTATAGGTAGCCAACGGAGGAATGCATGGGCAGCCGCATCACAAACGACCTGATTGGCATCCGAGGCTTCGGCCGGAATGATGACGGGTTCACCTCCGCCAACATCGACACCACGACCGCCACGTTTACCGAGGCGTCACCGGTGCCAGGCATCCCGTCTACGACGTCGAGGCTGCGCACGTCTGTCGCTGGCGGGCAGTCCGTCGACATCGACACCCGGGTGCAACTCTCCGGCCTACCCGGGCGCGGCACCGGCACCGAGGTAGCCTACCGCCCGTCCACCTCCACGAACGATGACGACTGGTCTGGCTGTCTGGCTCCCAACGTGCTCACCGGCTGGGAGTCGGTGGTGTGGGGCGCAGACATCCACGAGAAGCGCAGCATCACCACCCTTCCCGACTCGCAACGGCCCGCGTGCGTCTACCTCGACAAGAGCGCGGACGTGTGGATGACGGCTACCTGGGACTGGTCGGTGCGCTCGTGGGGCACGCCCATCGAGTTGTCCGGGGTTGAGACCACCGACACGCTGACCGGCATCTACGGCGCGGTCGTGGCCATCAGCGAAACAGAGCTCATGGCCATCATCGTCGAGGGCGACACGGCATCGGAGATCACCTCACGCGTGTACCTGTCCGATGACGCGGGCGCTACGTGGGCGCTGTCGGGTGAAGGCGCCATACCGGCCAGCAACGACTACACCACCAAGGCCGAGTGCCACTACATTCCGGAGAGCGCGGAACTGCTGCTCTACTTGGAGTACAGCGACGCGGGCGCGCAGAAGGTTGAGCAGTGGGCCTCGAGCGATCTCGGCGCCACGTGGGTGCTTGTCGATGAGATTGAGGACGACACGAATAGCGGCTGGTGCTCGCTGGTCTTTCCCGGCCCGTCCATCTGCACCATCTACTTCGACGGCACAGACCTCGTTCGTGCACGCATGGCCTCCGCCTTCGACAAGGTGTACGACCAAGTCAAGAGCGCAGCAATCACGGCGCTCGTGACCACCGACCTTGCAGGCTCCGTCGATGCGGACGGTGTGGGCTGGGTGCAGTTGCGGGTCGCCGAGAAGGTCTACACCTTCGCAAGCCGAGACAGCGGCGACACGTGGGAGCAGTGCACGGCGGGGCTTTGCGACAGCACCGACAGCAGCACGTATCCGCATGGGTTCGCCTGCACGCATGCCGGTGGTATGCAGGTGGTACTACACCGCTGGGCTGCAAGTCCGGGCACGCAGGACGCGTCGGTGGGCTCGATGCTCGCGGGCGGCTGGTCGAACGTCACGACCGGCATGCAGCACCCGACGTACAGGGACCGGCTCATCGATGCGAGCGGCAGCGGCTACGCAGGACCGAACGAAGGCAGCCTCACATTCCTGCCCATCGAGCTCGCTGGCGACATCGGCGGCGTGGCCAAGAATCTGACGGGCGCGGCGACCGACACGCTGGTCGAAGGCGGCACGACGATCGTTAGCGCCAGCACCACGAGCCTGTACTACTCGATCCCCCCGATTGCTGGCATGCCAGAATGGATTGGCGTGGTCTCGGTCGCAGCCGCACAGAGCTCGTCGTCCTACTTTGACATCGTGTGCTCAAGCGGAACCCGGCGCATCACGGCGCGAGTCTACCCGGGCAAGATCGAGGTCTTGGACAACACGACGATCAAGGACACGGTCACCATCGACACGACGAGCCCGGTGGAACTCTGGGTCATCAAGGCCGGAACCACGTCAGGCACAAGCGCCGTCTACTACCGCCGCCCAGGGGCCGTGCAGTGGACCGAGGCATGGGCTGGCGCGCTTGGGTCTGTGGCCGCATCGTTGGACCTGTGGGCATGGGGCAAGGCTTCCACCGCCTTCGCTCTGGAGTTCACCATCGGGTGGTTCTGGCTGCGCGACGCGACCAACATCAGCGCGGGTTTCGGCAACACCAAGGTGGGCACCGAGTGCAGAGGCAAGAACCTACGCGCCGTTCCCTACCCAGTCGAGGGGCTAGGCAGCGTGACGCAAGCCGGGTTCCTGCGTGCGAGCGGCGGCCCGGGTCGTGTGGGCGATACGTGCTCTGTCCCGGCTGGCCACAACTACGCCATCGAGCACCTGTTCCCCCTTGAGCACCCGTCACCGACTACCGTGTGGCGCTCCACTGACGAGACCGAGAACCTCATACCCATCGACCCTCGCGGCGGTGTGTCGACCACGCTTGGCTCCGACTCGATGGTCGTGTACTTCGGCGCGGTCAACTTCAAGACGGCCACGATCGAGGGATGGGACGGCGCATCGTGGAACGTCATCGGAACGTGGGACGCGTCGACCGACTTCGCTGGGCTCACCGGCGTGCTCACCGGCGACGCGCTGACGCCGAACACGAGCACCACGGCAGCGGCGGCGCGGTACATCCAAGACCACGAACTAGTCGGAGGCACGGCGAAGTCCGGCGCGGTCTACAGGGAGATCGAGCGCTGCGATGGCGGCGTGTGGAGCACGGCCACGACTCGCCACCCGGAGCTCCGGCTTGGCGGCACGGGCGGCGCGTCTGGTTCGTGGGAGTTGTGGGCACACTCGGGGATTGTGCTCATCCACGACGCGGGTAGCCACGAGAAGTACGCGGTACGCATCCCGGCACAGACGACCAAGGATGGCTACTTCGAAGCGGGCGTCATCTGGATGACCGGGCTCAAGGCTGTGGGCCGACCGTGGGAGGATACCGGGTCGGTCGACCTTCAGCCGCAGATGCTCATCACCGAGCCAGCAGCAGGCCAGCCAGGCCGGCGCACCCAGCTACGCAAGCCGGCACGCATGGTCAGCATCAGCCAGCCGAACCCGGTGCTACAGCACCACCTGCGGGGCTCGGCACCGTCGCCGGACTACGTGAGCAGCGATGCGGCCCACACAGCGCTAGCCGCACGGGATGACCTAGCCTTCGCCTTGCAGGGGCTCGTGCACTCGACCAAGGGCGGCGAAGAGCCCGTGCTGTTCTGCCCGAAGCTGCCGGACGCAAGCACTGCCGATGTGCATGTCATCACGGACCCTACGCTCTTCCTGTACAGCCGCATCGTGAGCAGCGTGCAAACGGAGAGCGCGCGGGGTGAGGAGGGCGCGGCCGAACAACTGCGGGTTCAGACGGTTACGCTTGAGGAAATCACGGGGGCCTCATGACAGACAAGAATCCGACTAAGCCGATGGTTGTGACCTATGAGCAGGGAGACCTAACCCTGTCATACCGCACTCCAGAACAGCGCAAACAGGACGCGGAGGCCCGCAGGAAAGCGCGGCACACGGTGAAGCGGGCATGATCGTCTGGCTGCTGGACCTCGACCTAGGCGGCACGGTGTTTCGCTACGCCACCGCCGAGGCGTCCGTAGTGGATGGCGGCACCACGCTGGTCTACCGCTCCGGCCTGTCGCAGCCTGTCGTTGACATGACCGTAGACGGCCCATCCGGTCGGTCGGTCGCGCTGGAAGTCTCCGGCTTGCCCATCGGCTACGCGTCATGGCCAGAGGTGCCGCACATTCGACAGATGCTTGAGGAGGGCACGGCGACGCTCAGGCGCTGGCGCGAGGGCGAGACGCTGTCACAGGCGCAGACGCTAGCCCGGGGCTCGTGCTCCATGCCCAGCCTGCAACGCGGGGCGGAGTCGCTGGTGATCTCCATCGAGTCGCCGCCGTGGCAAGACGGCACCCGCATCATCCCGACCACGTCGATGGTGAGCAGGGAGACCTACCCGACACCGACAGCGAAGACCGGGTCGGAGGCTGTGCCTGACCAAATGATCGTAGGCAGCTACCCGCCCGTCGTCATCGGCACCCCGGGCGACGTGCGGAGCATCGAGTGGGCAGGGGTCGCACCGAGTGACCAGAGCGTGCAAGGCCCACCGTCGTTCCCCACATCGAGGGTGAGCAAGTGGGCAGAGCTCGGCGAGGGCTCACCGGCGCTCAAGGTCGAGACGAACGTGGGTGTGTGGTCGTGGTGGGACCGGCTAGCCATCGCCTCGCACCCAGTGGCAGCGTCCAGCGTCATCATCTGGGACCAGTCCGACGAGCGTTGGGACCTGTTCCCGGTGCAGCACGAGGTCAACGCGCTGGGCGACACGTTCGCGTTCGTTGACTCGACAAGCCTGTCGGGCATGTGGGTGCGCGCGTGGATGGTCGGTCACGAATTCTGGACGGTGTGGCTCAGCGACTACGGTGGTGGGTTGGTGTCCGACAAGGGCGGCACGATGACCGGGCTGGGCGAGGTGCTGAAGTGGATGCTGGCCAAGATGAGCGCACCGGTGGCGCTGTCGGCACAGCAGGGTGAGCGCGGGGAGCTCGACGAGTACAAAATCCACGCCTTCATCAACACGGACATCACCGTGTGGGAGTGGATATCCGCCGAGGTGATGGAACTCTTCCCCGTCCGGTGGGTGGAGGTCGACGGCGGCGGCTACCTGCGGCACTGGGACCTGTCGCCAGGCGCGCAGCCGGTGGCGCACATCGACTGCGACACGCAGGGCGTTGACATCGTGTCTGACCTGCTGTGCGACAACGAAGACGTGCGGAACTACCTGACCCTTCGCTACGCCTACGGCCCGAGCGGGGTGCACAAGTCGCTCACCCTCGCTGCGGAGGCTGGGCCATCTGGGTCGACGGTGCGGGCCAACCTGCTCTGCCAGCGTTCAGAAGCCCGCTACGGCCGCCGCGCGTACACGTGGGAGTCACGGCTAGTCGCAGACGACGCAACGGCTGCACGTATGCTGTACGCGCTCGCACGAGAGCACGCGCTAGGCCGGTGGTCAGTCATCGTGGAGGACCCGGAGAGCGCGTATCTGGAGCACATGATTCCGGGCGACCGTGTGTCGTTGACATCGTCAGCGTTCGGCCTGACTGCCCAGCCGTGCATCGTGGTCGGCCCCGTGTACGATGGGGTGAGCACGCGCGTGATGCTGCGACTGATTGAAGAGGACTAGCCGGCGGGTTACGCTGTCGGGCAGACTGCCACATGGGGCGTGCACGCCCCGGTAGATCTGCAAGCGGCACTGTAGCTCAGTAGGTAGAGCGCCCGATTGAAGATCGGGAAGTCGCTGGTTCGATTCCAGCCGTTGCCACCAACTACCCGACTAGCTTGGCTGCCACCTTCTTGCTCATCGCTGTGCTGCACTCGGCGCTACGCTTCACGGCGATCGCAAGCCATAGCATCTTGTCAGCGCTGGGTGTGACGCGGTAGGCAGCGAGCGCGCCACGCACGCGGGGCTCTCCCTGCACTTGCTTGACGATGCCGGCAACGGTCCGGGCGGGCTTCTTGATGGGCTGACGGCGTGCCATGTGGTGCTCCTACCCGATGAGGTGTTTGGCTACAGCCTTGGCGGTGGCCTCTGAACACGAGGTGATTCGCTGGACCTCGAATGCGGCCCGCTCGGCGTCCTTACCCTCAACCGCCTTAGCGAGTCGCGGGTTTGCGCGTACAGTGGTGGCAAACGCTGGGATGTCTACAGATTCCTTGCTTGGCATGTCGGTCTCCTGTGTTGGAGGCAAGGTAACACGCCGGGTTATCCTGACGCACGGAGGCACCATGCCAACAAGCAGACCACCGAGCGGAGATGCAGGCGGAGCGGCGGGCGGGCAATACCCGTCCCCGTCGATGGGCAACCCGCCTGTGCAGGGGTTCAGCCGCTACGACGACTTCACCCGGCTAGGCTCTGCGGGGAACTACGGCGAGACCGGGCTAGCGCTGTCGCTCATCGGGGCCACGTCGCCCACGCTGGCGCTCCAGACGCCCACAACGAACCGCGAGAGCGGCATCCTACGCATCAGCACGGGCACAGTCACCGCGAACGAGGGCACGGCGCTGGGGTTGCCTGTCGCAGTCTACGGTGCGGGTCCTTCGATCGGCATGGTCTACATCTGCAAGGTGCGGGCCACGTCTACGTCTGCGATCGAGGTGTGGTCAGGCTTCGCGGGATCGGCTGCTCGTGTCCATGTGGCTAGCACGGTGGAGTTCATCGGGTTCCGCGCCCTAGGCGGCACCGGCACGCCGTGGCAAGGCGTGGTCAAGAACTCCGGCGGGGAAACGACCGTCGACATGTTCTCAAGCATCACCATCGGCACCGACTGGGTCACACTCGGCTTTCGCTACCTCGTGAAGCGCAGCCGGAACACTGCGCCCATCGCGTACGGCGTGCAGTTCTTCACGGTCGACGGCGACACGGACCTGAGCGCCATCGAGACGGACGTGGGCGACCTGGTGACGACGAGCCTACCGACGGGCGCGCTTCTGCACCTGCCGCTCGGGATTGTGACCACGGACGGCAGCGACAAGTCAGCAGAGATTGACTTCTACAGCGTGGGCGGGAAGAGCAGGCGCTAGACCCACTCCGCCGCGTGCTTGACGACGTCTTGCCAGCGGTAGACGAGCAGCGATGTTCGCTGTAGGAGCACGGCCGCGTAGCCGTATCCATAGCCAGACATGTGCTGACACAGCGGGTCACGGGGCTGCACCGCACAAAGCACCGTCCCGCTCTCCACGTCCCGCCAGACCAACATCGGCCGCTTGCCCACGCTCTCCGCCTGCCGCACAGCCTGCGCCCAGAAGCCCTCGGCCTTCGGCGTGCTCGCCAGCGGTCCGGGTACGGGGGACTTCCAGAGGTGGGCGAGTTTGAAGGCTGCGACGTCCTTGCACTCGATGCAGAAGGGGAAGACGGGGCGCACGGTGGTGTGGCACATCATGCCGGTCACGCCGTACGAGTCGCGATCGTGGTCGCCCGTCTTGCCGCAGTGCTCGCACGGTGGGGGCTCCACCGTAAACTCGCCAGCACTCCGCCCGTCCTGCCCCTTCTGCCGGTCGGTCTGGTTCCGCGTCACCGTCCAGCCTTCGCCGAGAGCGGCGCGTAGGTCCTTCGCTATGCGGCGCTCGAACCGTCCACCGGCAGCACGAGGCTTTCGACCCTCAAGGGCTTTGGCGATGGCCGCCCGCTCTGCCGAAGAGTCTTCGTCTGGATGGACCCACTTGTACGCGTCCACCAGTTCCATGATCGCCTTGTTGCTACGCCTTCCCATCACCTCACCCACATGCGTAACGCGCGGTGTACGTCCCTTAGGACCTCGACATCTTGACGGCAGTACGCCGCCGCTTCCTCGTGCTTGCCTTGCAGCCACAGGCCATAGACCTTGCTGCCGTCCATGCCGTCGGTTTTGCGCTGGCAGCCGAAGAACCGAGCGCACTCATCGAGCGCGAATCCTGCGCCGTGGGTGCCCGCGCTGCCGCACATGAGCGCCGTGTCGTCCGCGCCACGAGCCCACCGGTCAGACGGCAGCGCCCGTGCAAGGCCGTGCATCCCGTACTTCATGGCTCGTAGGCGCAGTATGGGGAAGTCAAAGGTAGCGCCGAAGTGTGCAACGAAGGTGTGCGGCACCTCGTGCAGCGGTGCGCCTAGCCTCGCCTCTAGCGTCCGTTGAAAGGCGCCGACAAGTAGACCCTCTTCCTCGTCTACGCTGGCTGTCCTGTCCGGGTGGTAGCCGGTCCACATGGATTCGACGGGGTCGTCGTCGATGGCGTAGCTGATGACGTAGACGCGGGCCTTCAGGCTGTGAATGGAGCCCTTGAGCCACGCCGCCTCGCGTGTCGCCATCTTCTCACCTACCCACTTCTCGATGGTCTCGGCCTTCTTGTAGGACTTCGGCACGCGGGCTCGGATGCTTGCCTCACTCTCCGCGCGCTCGGCGGGCGTCATGGCGAGGTCGGGCAACGTCTCGAGGTCGATGTAGATGTGGTGCATCATTCCTCCCGATTGGCTGCGCGGTTGCGCTGCACGTCGATGTAGTCGCGGCGGGTTGCCGGCTTGCTTGGCTCCACCGGCCGTACGACGTCCGGGCCTGCCGTCCAGCCGGAACCCTCGGCGCGGTGGTCCAGTTCCAACTGCAACTCCTCGCACTTCCGAATCGCTGCCACCGCCACCTCACGAACGCCTTGCTTCTTGAGCAGCGGGTCGTTGAGGCGGGACCAGGCGCGGCGGGCGTATGGGGTCTTGAGGTTCATGGCAGAACCACCCGCTGTCGGACGGCGCCGGAAAGAACGCGCCCGTCGCTTGTGCGGACAAGCCCGCTGACGCTGTCGCCGCCTTCCCAGTACAAGACAATCTCGGCAGCGCCAACACAGGCGCGCCCGATGAACGACCGGAGTTCGTCCTCCATCCGGCCGCTACCCTCACCACACCAGTGGATTCGGTCCACCTTGTCCCCGTGGATGTACAGGCCCTCGAAACACTCCGGCCACGTGTCGGGAGGGTTGTCCTCGCTCCACCGCCGGAACCGGTCACCGTCGATTCGCAGTTCTCCGTGGACTACTTCGACGCTGTCGATATTGTAGCTCATCCTGCCCTCCTACTTGTTCCGCGCGGTCCAAGCCCGCACCTTGTCAGCATCGCCAACCACGGCCTTTGCAGCCTTGGCCCAGTTCTCGGCGGTCCACGAGTCGACGCGACCCCAACCGTTGTCCTCGCACCAGTCGCGGAAGTCGTCGTACTTCAGCCCGGCAGAGCCGATGGCAGCCATGAGGGCTTTCCACTCGGGCGCCTTGCCTGACTCCGGGTTCTTGCGCGGTGGTGCTTGCTTGCTCCCGTCGTTCTCCGGGTCGTCACCGGTCGGAATGGCGAAGGTCTGGCGCAGCGCGTACTTGAAAGCGCCCGTCATGGCTTTGTACGGCGCTTTGTCCAGCGCATCCATGCCGGTCCCAGGCGCCTGAATGTCGACGTGTTCACCGCTCGAGTGCATCAAGCGGTACGTCACGAGCACATCGGCGCGGTCTTCGTCCTTGCCCTTGGCATTCTTGCGGGTGCTGTCCGAGCGCTCCACCTTGATCGGGCACATGGCCAGACCGTTCGCGGCCATCGCGGGCTGCAAGGCGCGCAAGAGGTCTGCATCGCTGGCGTAGTTGTACCGGCTGAAGCTGTTGTAGCCGGTCTTCTGCACGTGCTGCACGGCCTCCATCACCTTGCACACGGCCTTTGTGAGTTCACCCTGCATCTGTCACCCCCAGCGCACTCCACGCAGCGGCCCGCACGTTCTCGGCCGACTCGATGTGCACAACGGCCGTCACCTTCATGACGTCCGTCGGCGCGCTCAGGTGAACGCGGGACCCGTCGTTCTCCATTGCAACCACATTCGGCGACACCCCAAGAGCGTCCAGCACCGGCTTAAACGAGTTGGCCGCGTAGAACGCCCTCGGAAGCCCGCCGTACACGGGCATATCGACGCTGATGGGAAGCCGCCCAGCCTTCTCGACAGCGTCGAGCGCCGCCCTAGCATCGCGGAGGTAGCACACGAGTCGCGCGGCTTCCGCTTCGGTTGATTCGCTCATGCGCTCATCCCCCGGTCACGGAGTTTCGCGCGGATGACGCCGCGCAGGTCTTCGCGGAGTTCCTTGTTGCTCATGATCTGCTTGACGTCGTGGCCCAGCTCGGTCGTGAGCGACACCACGATCTTGTCTGCGATGTGTTCCTCAACCTTGTCGACTGCGCGCGACAGAACGGCCTCCATGTCGACCCGGGCGTACAGGTTGCGCACAAGCGCCGCAGGGATTTGTACGCGGTCCTTGTAGTCGAATGAAAGCCAGTTCCCGCTGCTAATTTCCTTCAATACAGACGACTCAATCGCCTTTGTGATTCGCTCTGTGAAGTCCATGACTCTCTCCTGTGATCGATCGAAGGGTGCGCCCGTCGGAAGGAAGTACCGGGGGACGGTGGACAGGCGCACGCTACGGCCGACTAAAGGCCGACCAGACCGCCGGCCCAGTAGGCGGCGACCATGACGAAGACGAGGCAGGCTGCCCCGATAACGTCGTAGATGGGGCTGTTGTTGGTGTCGCGGCGGCTCATCGCGTCACCAAACGAGGCCGAGCGCCATCGCCGGGCCCAACCAGCCCCCTTGCCTCAAGGGCAGCCATGACGGCCACCGCGGTGTGATAGCCGCACTTGAGGTGCCGCTGTAGATGAGAAACCGACACGGTTGTTAGGTTGGCTATCAGCAGTTCGGCCCGGTCAGCCTCGTCGGCAATGGTGAACCCCTGCATGTTCCCCCCAAGTGCGGCGGGTTGCCGCTTCGATGTTCAGAGTATATACTTGTGTACGTGAGCCGTCAACAAATATATCCAAAAGGTACACCATGCTGCACGACCTGCTGACCAAGCACCTCGCTACCGCCACCCTGCGCTCAGTCGCGGCCGACGTGGGCGTGTGCCACATGACGGTGAGCAACTGGGCGAAGGGCATTCGGAAGCCGAGCACGGCGCAGCTCGCACGGCTGGCGGACGTGATGGAACTCGACGCGGCTGAACGGCGCGCGGTGTTCGCGGAGGCTGCTGACGTGCAGCCTGGTGAACTGGCGAGGATGGTCGGCGCGCAACACGGCGCCGAGCCATCCGTCTAGCCTAGTTGTTCGCGGCGTTGTCGATGGCAGCCTTGATCGTCGCGATGTCCGCTGCGGTCAACGGCGTGTCGGCGTAGAACGAGGTTCCTTGCTTCTGCCAGCGGTATTCGCCGCCGGCCACGACCGAGATGCGGAACGCCTCCGCGCCTGCATCGTCGTGCACGATGACCTGCGACACGCTGCCGCCCACGAAGGGGTCCAGCTTGCCGAGGGCGTTCTTGACGTTGGACGGCTTGTCCCACCGAAGCGCAGGCTGTGAGGCGCCCGGCTTGTGGATGGAGAACGATGGAAGGACTGCGGGGGAGATCGGCGCGAACTCCAAGACCTCGTACTCGGTCCCGTTGGACAGCGTGAACTTGACCTGCGTCGCGTTGGAAAGAGCCATGTTTGCCTCCTTTGGCGATACTGCTGTATCCCATACCGGGCGCGCGCGTCATTTCCTCGTAGTCCTCGCCGCAGACGCAGTTGATGCCCGTCTGGCGACAGCGCGAGCAGTATTCGGCGTACGGGTCGTCGTCGTAGGTCATGTGGCACGCTCCAGCGTCACCTTGAGCGCTCCGGCTAGGTCGCGCTCTATCTCCGCGAAAGTCATGGGCCGCCTGTATGGCGGCGCCATCACGACGCACGGCACAGACAAAGGCCATCGCTTTTTCGACACCTCAAGCAGCGCCTTTGCAGTAAACGGCCTCATGCCGCACGCTCCAGCCCGGCGAGCAGGCACAGGGCCCAGGCTTCGCCGCGGGGCAGGACGGGCGGGAGCGGGTCGAAATCCAGACGCCCAAGCCGCTCCGTGATGTACAGTCGAAAGTTGCCGGTAGGGCTGGCGCCAGCAGTGTCGTACGTCACCTCTTCCAGCCTCACACGGTATCCAAGGCCGTCCCAAACCTCCCGCGCCTGCTCCTCGATGCAGCCGATGGTCGCGGCGTCGGCGAGGTCGGGGACCTTCCCCGCGACGCGCAACCAGTCACAACCGTCGTCTTCCACCTCAATCCATGCCGCGTCTCCGTCGTCGGCATGGGCGATAAACGTTTGGCCCTTCGTCGACCGCATGCCACGCCGCCACCGAAGCCCCTTCGCCGCCGCTAGTCTCTTCGCTAGTTCCATGTGCCCTCCATTGTTGAAACGAGTGTAGCCGCTTTACACGTCAACGCAAAGCGTGTATACCCTTTTCATCGGAGGCACCTTGGAACTACAACAGGCTCTCAACGCGTACCTTAAGCACAGTGGCGAGACACACGCCAGTCTCGGCGATCACATCGGCGTGTCACACCAGACCATCCGCAACTGGAAGCGGGGCAGAACCAAACCCGATAGCGGCCAACTGCTCGCGCTTTTGAACGCGGTGAGGGCTGATGCGACGCTGCGGCGGTCACTGTGGGCCGAACTGCTGGACGTCAAGACGTCGGACCTGCCGAGCGTGATGGGGCTGGAATGACCCTCTCCCAACAGCTCCGAGACAGGGGCTACACGCACCGCCGCGCTGCCGGCATCCAGGTGCAGACCGAAGTGCTCAAGGGCAATGCGGTGGTCTTCTGCGGTCGTGCGGAGGCCATCCCGGAGTGGCTGGGCATCGTGCCGCCGCGACAGCCAAGCCTGTTCCCGCAGCGGGTGACCGAGTGAGCCGGCCGTACATGACCATCCCGACGGAGGCGTTCGAGTGCGCCGAGTCCGTGGACGAGGCTACGGCGATCTTCCGCCTGTGGCGACACTCGGACCTGAAGCGCAGACGGCCGTTCGCTGCGTCGTCCCGCTACCTCCAGAAGATGTGGGGGCTGTCCGCCCGCATGACCGAGGCCCTGTTGGCTCGACTCATCGCGGCCGGACTGGTCATCGTGGACAGCAAGGGGACCAACCACACGGCCCGCACGATCGAGGTCTGGGACCCCCGGAAAGCGGAACGCAACCCGGAACGCTGGACGGAACGCAACCCGGAACGCCAAGACGCGGTAGCAGACGACGATAAGTCCGAGGAGCGGAACGCAGGGCGGAACGCAACCCGGAACGCAGGGCGGAACGAAGATGACAACGTCCAACGTTCAACGTCCAACGAACAACAGACACTCAAGGGCGCTGACGCACCCCGCGAGACACCAGCCTCACGCCTCTGGGCGCAGTGGTTGGAGATCTCTCCTGCCAGAGGCAAAAGCTGGCCGAAGGGCTCGCACATCAAGACGGCCATCAAGGACCACGGCGAGGAAGCATGTGCTCTTGTGATCCGATGGCTCTGGACGGCTCCCGACAGCGGCCGAACGCCTTCGGCTAGTTGGCTTCGTGAGCAGATGGCCACCAGCAAACTCGCAGTGACGGCTTGGCGAGCTTCCAACGTCCCAGCCTACATCGAGGAGGCCGAACGCTGGGTAAGGGCAGGAAGCCCCACGTCTGGGCCTGTGAACGGCAACAGCGCCAGCGACCCGGCCACCGTTCTCGCCGACAAGGTCATCCGACACATCAGCGTGCCGAACGCAAAGCTGCGTGAGGTGCTTGGCGAGGACTACGCCCGGTACGACCGCGCCTGGCGTGCTGCGGGGCTCACCCGCAACGCGTACCGAGAGACAACCTGGAAGCCTGACCGCGACAAGTGGCGGGCCGCCCTGATTCAAGCACTTGGAGGGAGAGCATGAACGGCCACGTCAGCCCGCACAGCCTGGAAGCCGAGCGAGCTCTACTCGGCGGCGTGCTCGAGGAGCCGGAGCAAATCTCGCGGTTCTCCGGCCTGCGTGAGGAGCACTTCTACCGCCCGGACCACGGCAGACTGTGGCGCATCCTGCAACGCATGACCGCCGACAAGCGGCCGATCGACTTCATCACGCTTCCCGGGTACCTGGAGCAGATCGGCCAGACCGAGCGGTGCGGCGGCATCGCGTACATCGTGGAACTCCCCGACTACACGCCCGCGACGGCGAACCTTGCTCACTACCGAGACGTCATCTTTGAGGAGAAAGCGGGGCGGTTGAGGCAGCAAGCCGGGGACATTCTGTTCCGCAACCCGCAAGACGCTGACGCGCTCAAGCACTCGCTGGCGCTGCTCGCGGAGGCTGCGGCGCTGGGCGCCAGCGGGTCGGGCCTTGTCGATGGTGCGACCATCATGGGCGAGACGTTGGACCTGATGCAGCAAGAGGAGGAACAGGCGAAGGCGGGGCAACTCGGCATCCCAACGGGGCTCAAGGCGCTCGACGAGAAGATCGGGACCCTTCGCCCGGGTGAGGCCACCATCCTCGCCGCACGTCCAGCCATGGGCAAGACGGCGCTGATGCTCAACTTCCTGCGCGGCTGCATCGGCATGGCGCCGTACGTGGAGAACCCGGTGGAGCACCGGTGCGCGGTGTTCTCGCTTGAGATGAAGGCGACCAGCCTAGCGAAGCGGCTGTTGTGCGAGGGCGGGCAGGTCGACAACAAGCGAATCCGGTCCGGCACGATGAACGGTGACGACTGGGGCCGCGTGCTGGCATCGGCCGCCGACTACTCCGCCCGTGGTGACCGGTGGATGGTCGACGACACGGCAGGCTTGAGGATTGGCGACATCACGGCCCGCATCGAGGAGCAGCACGCTAAGGACCCGTTCGGCGTGGTCATCGTCGACTATCTCACGCTCATTGAACTCGAGGGCAAGAAGGGCGATAGCAGGTCGGCCGCCGTGGGCGCCATCTGCAAGACGCTGCGGGACCTAGCCAAGCGGCTGCAATTCCATCTCGTGCTGCTCGCGCAACTCAATCGAGCTGTAGAGCAGCGGGGAGTCAAGGTGCCCATGATGTCCGACCTTCGCGACAGCGGGGAGATCGAGCAGACAGCGGACACCATCGTGTTCATCTACCGCGAATGCGTCTACAGCGAAGACGCAGACCCGTACGCCGCAGAGTTGCACATCGGCAAGGCGCGCAACGGCACGCTTGGTGTCGTCGAGTGCCGCTTCGAGGGCAGGCATCAGGGGTTCTACGACATGGCTGGCGCTGGGCACGCACCGAGCGGCGACATGGCCAACCCGCTGACCGGCTGATTACGCCCGGTCCGCCGTTGCGTTACGATGAGCACGGAGGTGAGCGCATGCAGCAGCTACAGGCCCTTTCGGCGTGGGTGTCAGACGACCCGAACGCTCAGCTAGTCATCGGCGCTGCGCTCGTCACCATCGCTATCGCCTGCATCGTGGCTATGGTGATGGGCGTGCTGCGCCCCGTGTTGCGGAGCGTGTTCGCCAAGGTTCCAGAGGACCGCTCCCGCATCATCGTGCGCGTGTTCCGCTGGGCGCTGGGTCTCGGCCTTGCGTTCGGTGGGACGCTGTCGATGGACCTACCGTGGCTCATCGTGGCTGTGATGGGTCTAGGCGGCGCGGAAGGGTCCGAGTCGGTGTGGGGCTGGGCGAAGTCGCTGCTGCGCATCGCGGGCGCCCGTATCGTGTCGATGGTGAGGGGGCAGGCGTGAGTCACAAGCGAAGATTCTTCTACGATACCGAGTTCATTGAGCGCCCCAGCACGATTGATCTGATTTCAATCGGTATCGTTGGCGAGGACGGCTCGGAGTTCTACGCCGTCTCGACAGACGCCGAACACTCAAAGGCTAACCAGTGGGTCAAGGATAACGTGCTGATGCTCCTTCCCCCCGAGGATGACTCTGCGTGGTGTAGCCGTGAGGTGATGCGGGCCCGGGTGCTTGACTTCTTGCGCCCGTCCAAGACGGATAAGGTTGAGTTGTGGGGCTACTACTCTGCATATGACCACGTTGCCCTGTGCTGGCTGTTTGGCCCAATGGTCGACCTGCCTCCCGGTATGCCGATGTACACCCGTGACGCCAAGCAGTTGTGCGACAGCCTTGGCAATCCGAGGCTTCCGCCAAACAACGGCGCACACGACGCGCTCGTAGACGCTCGGTGGACGCGTTCAGTGTGGCAATTATTGACGGCCGTTGCCCAGCGAGCCGCGGCGGTGACCCATGCCCCCTGATTGGCTGCTCATCGGTGGACCCATTGCGCTCGTGGTGCTCGCTGCGTTGTGGGCCTTCACCGGTCCGCGCAAGAGCAAGCCGCCGGTCATCGTCGACGAGCCCCGGCCGGACACGTCGGAGCATGACCGGGAGATTGCGGTGGCGGATGCGGCGGCGGTTGAGCTCGACGAGCAGATCGAAACGGACCCGCTTGCCGAGGTGGCGGAAGAGCGGGCTAGGCGGTGGCGACGATGAAAGCCTACGGAAGAACAGACCGCATCGTCGGGACCAGGAAAAAGACCGACCCAAAGCGAAGGAAGAAGAAGGCGCGACGGGACGGACGTATGGCCATCGACGCCTGGCGTGCCCACGTGCCAAAAGAGAAGGATGGCGGCGATGAGTGAGACAGCGGAAGAGCGCGAGAGACGGTTTGAGGCGTGGCTTTATGGGCGCCGCCGCCACATGGTGAAGAACTACGCGCCCGACATGCACTGTCAGTACTGCGCGCCGATGCCGTGCTGTTGTACGAAGATGCTCAGGCGAGAAGACGATGCGCCTGTTTCGTCGTCTCTGCTCCCGACGTTGGCGGGCCTGCTGTGATCGCCCTACTCGCCGGCCTCGCCCTCGCTGGTGAGTTCACGTGGCAGATGCCAACGGCCGAAGAGCCCGCAGCGCTGGACTGCCCCGCGTTCGTAGACCTCGTGCCCGGCCAACCCGTGCCGCCGTCGCTGCTCACCCCGGACGGCCTTGTACGCTGTCGAGCCACCGTCACCCCGCCCACGGACCTCGAGTACCTGCTGCGTGTGCAGGCATGGTCAGAGCAAGCGGAGCCGAGAGGGCGGAAGCTGGTGCTCGAGGTGGGATGGCAGACCGAACGCGCCGACCGGTACAAGGTCATGCTTGAAAAGCCCGTGCCGTGGCATCAGCGCCCGAATTTCCAACGCTGGGCGGGCAGGCTGGAAGTTCTAGCCGGCGTGGCTCTCGCCGTGATAGTTCTGGACGCATCCACGGAGGTCGTGCCATGAGCGTCTTTATCTACCCCAGCAGCGGCGCGGCGGGCGCGGTCTCTCTGGGTCGCCTTGCCCTTACAGACCTCGGAACGGCCACATACACGACGAACGGCGCCAAGAGTCTAGGCGGCTTGTCCTTCACGCTGGACGGCGTGGATGGCACGAACACGTTCGACGTGGGCGCAACGGGAGCGGCGGCGGTCGGCGGCACGACGCAGCAGGTCATCATGACGTTCGATCCCGCGACGCACTTCGGCTTCACGATGACGGTCGGCAAGGTCGTCGGCTGTACCATCGAGTACGACGACGGCACGATCACCGGCTCGGACAACATCGGCTTCTATGTCGGAGACGACAGCCTCAACCGTGTAGGCATGCAGCGAAACGTCACGAACATCGTTCGCGTTGGCGCCATGTTCAGCGGCGCATTCAAGACCAACCAGGACAGTTCGGTCGCCAACGCGGTGGACGTGGTGGCCATGGGCTTCGTGTTGGCTGGCCAAGTGCTGTCCGGCTGGTATGACACCACCCCGCCGGGTAGCGCGCAGCCGACCACGTACGCAAACAAGGTCAAGAGCAACGGAGAACTCGGCTCGGTTACGTTCTTTGACCTGACGTACTGTCGCGTCTCGTGGGTCGGTGCACGCGGTAAGCGCGTCGAAGCTATCGAGTTCTGGGACTACACGCCGTAGGGGGAACCATGGGCATGCCAGACCCGCATGAAAGACGGATTCAGGACTTGGAGCAACAAATGCGAACCGCAATCGCCACTGTCGAGCGTCATGAGGTCGTGTTGACCGAGGTTCGTAGGCGCGAAGACGAGCACTACGCCCGCATCATCAAGCCGATGATGGACCGCATAGACAAGCTTGCAGCCAGCCAAGACAAGATGGCGAAGGACCTGGAGCACGAGCTTGCGAAGATCCGCACCCGTCTTGCCGTCATCGTCGCAGGGTCCGCGTCCCTAGCCGCTGCGATCGGCACAGCGGGCGGGGCGGTCGCTACAGCGGCGCTCGGTCTGTAGCTACCACTCCGGCGCGTGGCGGTAGGCTTCGATCACAGCGTCTCGCTCGTCGTCGCTCAGCAAGCTGTTGTCCCAATACGCTTGGGCGATCATCGGCATGAGGGACCGGAAGTAGGTCCTGTCCGCTGCGGTGGGCGGGCTCGAGGCCAACAGCGTCGCGAACACGCGGCAGTTGTTGTACGGCGTCTGTGGCAAGTTGATGAAGCTGTGCGGCGTGGGGCAGGTCACACAGCTTCGAGAGATGCCGTGCAGCAGGGTGGCCGGCGTGGTGCTCGATGCGGGCTCAACCCAGATGGGCGAGATGTTGGCTACGTGCTCGCCTGCAAGGGCGACGGTGCACGAGAGTAGAGCGGCGGCGATGAAAAGGCGTCTCATGGGGCGGTCTCCATATCGGCTAATAGGCCGACTACCTCGCACTGAAGGGAAGCGAGGCGCACGGTAGGCGTATCACGATGTGCGGCGGCTGCGATTGACTCGATGGTGAGCAGGCGAGCCCGTAGGTGCTGCACGTCGATGCGTGATTGGTGGTCGTGGACCATACGCGCAAGTCGGTACCCGTGCTCGATGATGTAGAGAACCCAGCCAATAGCGGCAAAGGCGGCGATGGCCAGAAGGATACCGATGAACACGGGAAGTAACGGGTCCATTGCATCACCTCGCTTTGTCTTCCAGAGTATCCCACTCACGGAGCATGCGAAGGTAGTAGGGCGGGAACCGGACGCCGGTCTCGAACCAGTTGGCAACGGTGGTGCGCTTCTTTCCGACGTGTCGGGCGAAGTCGCTGATTGAGCGGCCGCTTCTGCGCAGTAGCCAGCGCGCCTCGTGGGTGATGTCGGCAATCTCTGGATTCCTGGCGTTCCGCATCCTGCGCATGGTCGTGATGCAAACCCCTTCTTGGTGGGCAGCTTGCGTGATGGGCATCGCGTCCAAGCAGTGCACCTTGATGGCTTGTGCGGCTTTGGTCTTCGGCAGGCGCCTCCACGCGTCCACCTTCACGCCCATGATGTCGGCCCACTCCATAGGGGTGAGGTCTCCGGCCATTGCCTCGAGCACTCGTTCCATCTCGTCTGGTGTCCATGGGTCCATGTGACCTCCTTTGCATCTTTGTATATTTCCGTGGACAGGGTGTGTCCACAGGTATATACTGATTTCAACAAAGGGGGCGGTTATGCAGCAGCAGCGATTTACCCACGGACAAACCCAGTATGTGCGGGGTGTGGCATGAGCAAGCGACCGATGTACGACCCGGCCGACCCGTACAAGACGGATACGGACTGGCTGGATGATGCGCCGGCCGCGCCTGGCCTGACGCTGGAGAATGTGCGGGAGCTGTTGAAGGCTGCGACGCCGGGGCCGTGGTCGGTCTACCGCGAGACCGAATGGGACGAACTCACCCACACCACTATTGACTGGGGCTTGCGCCTCCTGCCCATGGATGAGGCAGAGGTCATGGAGATGGAGGATGATGACGTACGCCTCATGGCCGCCGCCCCATGCCTAGCCCGCGCCTACATCGAGCAGCACGAGCGGGCGGAGCGTGAGGCGGCTGGCCGTCGCGATGAGTTGGCCATCACGGGCGACTGGATGGCCCGGGCAAAAAGTGCCGAGTTGGACCGTGATGGGTTGTCTATCGTCGCTGACAACACGCGAGTTGAGTTGGACGCCGCAGGGGTTCCGGTCGTTGGGGATACGCTCTGTGGCACAGGCGTCCTTGAAGCGTTCATGCGAATCAGGATCCTCGTGGCCGAACGCGACGAACTCCGTCTCGCTCTCGCCGATGCGTTGGAAGCGGCCGATGGGTGACCTAAGCCCATGCGCGTTCCTCGTGCTCGCCACGATCGGCCTGTCCGACAAGCCGTCGCTGACCATGGACGAGCTCTACGGAACCATCCTCCGCGACAGCCCATCGCGGTCGTACGCGGTCGTAGAGAGGTCGGCTGCCTCGTGCTGCCGCAAGGGGCTGCTAGAGCGTGTGGCGCACCAGACGTATGCATTGACGGAGGCCGGCGACGACGCCTTGACGGCCTACTGTGAGTCGCCTGACGCGCTCCCAGACGAGTCACTTCGACAGGCGTCTATGTGGGGTGAGTGATGAGTGACAGATTTAGGCTGACCGCCGAAGAGGCCGTAGGTGTTTTGCCGGACGGCGACCGCGTGCACACGCAAAGCATGAACGGCATGATCATTGGTGCCGACTGGGACCGCGAAGGCGTAATCTCACACATCGAGAAGCATGGCGCATCGCTGGCCGGCCCTCTTGCGACGTCGATGGGGCACGGGTTGTGCCTCGACGCGAAGCGGCGCCTGTTCTGCGCGACCGACGCGAAGAGGCTTGCCGCGCTTGAGGCCGTCATTGCTGCCGAGGTGACGTCATGAAGGTCGCAATCGTTGTAGGGCATCACCCGATGTCGAGAGGCGCACAGGCTACAGATGGAGCGCACGAGTACGACATGAACCTCGTGCTGGCGCATCAGATCGTGAGCACCATGTGCCCGACCATCGAGGCGCGGAAGTTCGTGCACACGGCAGGCGGCAGGGCGTCGCAAGTGCTCGGTCAGACGGTCGACGAGTTGAACGACTGGGGCGCTGACGTCGTGGTCGAGCTCCACTGGAACGCGGCGGTAGATGCCAACGGCAACCGGGCCACGTTCTTCTGGACGGCTTCGCATTCGGTCATCTTCAAAGGCTCCGACAAGGCCCGCGAGCTCGGCTTCCTGCTCTCGACAGCTTGCGCCGGTGCGCTGGGTACGGACGACATGGGCGTGAGGGTGCGCGAGAGCGGCTACCCCATGCTGCGGGACACGACAGGCGCGGCGGTCATCCTCGAGACGCACAACGGGCTCGACGAGGAGTCGCACGACGCATTCGTCGCAGCTCTTGCGGATGGGTCGCTAGCGTTCAACATTCGACGGGCTGTGATGGCCTACTGTGAGGGGTCTGATGGACCAAGAGGCGCAAGCATTCAAGCATGAGTCAGACCGCATCCGATGGCGGCAAGACCTGCTAGCCCTCGTGGGCGGGCCTGAATGGCTGTGCCGTATCGGGGAGTTGTTCGGGTGGAACGAGCGGTGCTTCGGGCCCGACGATGTTGGCATGCCGGATGGGCTGCGCGTGCAGATGCATGCGAGGGGGTGGTGATGAGGAAGGTAGTAGGCATCAAGTCGCGGGACATGGCGGACACGCTGGCCTCGTTTCGGAACCCGCCGGATGACGACGTGGAGCCGATGAGCCTTGCGGCGTTCCTGGATGCACGGTGGGCGTTGAACGACCTGCATTGGTGCGCGATGGTCCATGACTGGATGGACGTGGCGACAGCGCCCACGAAGGCCCAGCGTGCAGCACGTGAGAGGAAGAACCGCAAGCGCATCAGGCGCAGCAAGAGGGGCTGGCGATGAGGCGTGCAAGGCTGACCATCAACAACACTGGCCTCGAATTCGACCGGGACTACGGGTGTGACCACCGCACAGGATGGACGGCACTGGTGGGCGGCCGGGTGATGGAGCCTCAACTCACGTCGTTGTGGCGTGCTGTGAAGGCCCTTGCGGCCGGGCTCTGGCGTCGTGGTGCGGACGAATGACCGCCGCCCATCTAGACATCGCAGCGTTGGCGAACATCGCCTTGGCTGCTGTGATCGTGGGTTGGCATGGTGTGGATTTACTTGTGCTCATGTGGGCATGGAGAGGTGAGTGATGGAAGCCATTTGGAAGTACAAGCTAGAGCCAGGGCGCAACGTGTTGATGATGCCGAGAGGCGCAAAGATGCTGTATGCGCGAGAGCAAGCCGGGGATGCGTGCGTGTGGGCGATGGTGCTCACGGCGGCCGTCCAGGTGGAGCGCGTCGTGTACGTGGTTGGCACCGGCCACCCAGTAGACGGTGGGTCGCTAGGCCGAAGCCTCGGATGCGTGCACCTCGCTGGCGGCGCGTTGGTGTTCCACGTGTTTGAAGCGAGGGGTGAGTGATGGACCTGCAAAGCGTGACGATTGTGATGGTTGGGACGGACGGTGATCGGATGACTGTGGAGGTGCAGGACCCGGCCCTAGGCTCAACGATGAGGGAGCTCCTCGCGAGCGTGCTTGGCGACGGGGTGTACGACCAAGTTGGCAGCAGCCTTCGCATGACGACCGAGCCAGCCAAAGTGGACGGCCTGGGCGTGGCACTGTCCAGACACTACGACGAGGGCGGGCGACAGCCTGACGATCCCAAGGCCAACCCCTGGCGCGACCATGATGGCCAGGCCCCGCCTGTTGGCGACGACGTGGTGGTCGAGTTGGAGTTTCGGGACGGCAGCAAGGACGTGGGCTCCTGCTGGCACTGGCTGTGGTCCGAGGATGAACCATCCGGGTCAGACATCGTTCGATGGAGGCCGGATTCGAGCGAGGATTCGGGGTGAATCATTTTTGATGCGCGGGATTTTCGAGGGAGGAACGGAACAAGTCGCGTGTCCCTGGAAACTTTTGGGTAGGCGAGGTTTTAT